ATTTAAATGTATTATATTACTTAGAGATTTAATGGATGTGCTTGCAAGTTTTATGCAATGGTACACAGAAAATCCTGATTCATTTGTTAATAAACATGGTTCAAATGATGAAGAAAAATTAACAAAAGTTATGCATAAAGATGGGGCTGTAGCAAAACAATTAGAAGCAATTAAAAATGCTTTTAATTATCCTGACATATGCCACTTTGTAAAATACGATGATCTAGCCACAAACCCAGAACAAGAATTTAAAAAAATATATGAGTTTTTAGGTGAACCTTACTTTAATCATAGATTTGATAATTTAGATCCAGTAAAAGTTAATGGTCTATCTTACGATGACAAAGTAGTTGGAAGTAATATGCATAAACTATTTGATGGCCCCATAAGAAAAGTATATAACCCTTATATAGAAAAAATTCCAGAAAGGATTAGAAAAAAATATGGGCACATCAAATTTTAAAGATTTTAATTTTGTTTTTTTAGGTCAATCAATATTAAAATATCAAGTACCGTTGGATATATACAGTACTATTAATGAGATTTATGAAAAAAAATATCCTCAATTAAACCGAGCTAATAAACAACTTGTAGGTAAAATAGAAAAAGAACATAGTTTATTTTATAATGGTGAAGACACTTCTAAAATGACTAGACATAATCATCTACCTAATAGTGTATTAGGTTGGTTTGAATCAAAATTTAAACATTACTTAAATTGGAATAAAATAAGAGGGTATGAAATACATTTAAATTCTGTATGGATTAATAATATGTTTGAAAATGAATACAATCCAGTGCACGTGCACCAAGGATCATTGTTTACAGGTTTGTCTAGTGTAATGATTTTAAAATTACCAGAAAGTTTTGGCGTAGAATATTCATCTGCAGAGCAACCACAAAACGGTAGATTACAAATATTGGGATCAGCTTCTGGTTACTTTGCTCGTGTAGACTATCAACCCGAAATGAAGGAACGAGATTTTTATGTATTTCCATATGACATGAGGCACTGTGTTTATCCATTTAATGGACCAGGGATGAGAAGAACACTTGCTGCCAATATGGATGTGAAGTATGACCCTATTAGAAATAGAGGAATAAATTAATGTACGAAAATATACACATTACAGAACCTAAATGGAAAAGTTGGATAATACAAACAACTACTCCATTATTTACACCAGATCAATGTAGACAAATTATTGAATGTGGAAGAAGACAACCACCACAAAAAGCACAAGTAGGTATGAATAGGCCAGGAGGTGGTACAGATACAAAGAAAAGAGTAACTACAATATCATGGATACCATTTAACGACATGAGTCATATGTATCAAGATTTAAATAAGTTTATACAAAAAGCAAATGAAAATCATTTTGGTTTTGGAGACATACAAGTCACGGAGAACGCACAGTTTACAGAATATCCAGAAGGAGGATTCTATGATTGGCATATGGATTGTGATGTGAACATGCAACACGAACCACCGGTTAGAAAAATATCAATGACATTGTTATTAAATGATCCATCAGAATTTGAAGGTGGAGATTTAGAACTTATGGCACCTGGTAAATTTGCAGAATTAAAACAAGGCCATGCCATAGTATTTGCATCATTTTTAAACCATAGGGTTAATCCTGTAAGACGTGGTGTTAGACAATCTCTTGTTGTTTGGTTCGGAGGTAAACCGTTTAGATGATTAAAGAAGGATTTTTTCCAACAATTATATACGCTGAAGATTTTAAATTAGATACAAATCAACTGGCTCAAAATATTACACAATGGTCTAAGGAAGATCCTGGTGTTACAAAAACAAATGTTAATGGTTGGCACTCTCAAACAAACATGAATACAAAACCTGAATATAAACCTTTAGTAGATGAATTATTTAGAATGGTACATCAAGTATTTAAAGAAGAATTTTTAGATGAACGCCCTGCACTCGGTAATATGTGGGCAAATATAAATCCACCAGGTGGATATAATAAAGCTCATGTTCATCCTAATGCTGTATTTAGTGGAGTATATTATGTAAAAACTCCTGCTAATTGTGGACGTTTAGTTTGTAATGATCCTAGACCAGGCATTCAAACATGTATGCCTAACAGAATAAAGGGTCAACCTCCAAAACATTTATGGAGAGAAGTTCATTTACAACCTCAAGAAAATAGAGCTTTAATATTTCCAGCGTGGTTATGGCATACAGTAGAACCTAATCAATCTAATGAACCAAGGATATCAGTAAGTTTTAATTTTATTCAACAAGGATTTTAATAATGGCGTTTGATAAATATCACGTAATTAAAGGTGCACTAAACTATGAGTTAGCTAATTTTATATTTAACTATTTTTTACTTAAAAGAGATGCGGTTAAATATATGTACGATAATAATATAATCTGGGATAACGGTCTGTTTGGAACATGGACCGATGAACAAGTTCCTAATACATATTCTCATTATGGAGATCATGTAATGGAAACTTTACTGGTTAAAATGTTACCGGTTATGGCTAAAGAAACAGGTTTAAATTTAATTCCTACTTATTCATATGCTAGAATATATAAAAAAGGAGATATTTTAAGACGTCATAAAGACAGACCTAGTTGTGAAATATCAACTACCCTCAATTTAGGTGGAGATCCTTGGCCCATATTCATAGATGGTACAGGGGCTAATACCGTTATAGATGAATTTAAACAAATACATAAACCTAACGCTCCAAAAGGCACTAAAGTCTTACTTGAAGTCGGCGATATGCTGGTATATAGTGGATGTGAATTAGAGCATTGGAGAGAACCCCTTGAAGGTAATACTTGCGGACAAGTATTTCTTCATTATAACCATGTAAATGGTCCTTTTGCTGAAAAGAATAGGTTCGACAAAAGGCCAATGTTAGGTCTTCCGTCTGTGACGAAGGCATAATATGATGGAGTTATATGTTACAAAAGTTAGGTTTTTTACCTGGATTCAATAAACAAGTTACAGCGACTGGTGCTGAGTCTCAATGGACCGGCGGTGAGAACGTACGTTTTAGATATGGAACGCCTGAGAAAATAGGTGGTTGGAATCAATTAGGGGAAAGTAAATTAACAGGAGCGGTAAGAGGTCTTCATCATTTTGTTAATAAAGATTCAATTAAATATGCAGCATTAGGAACTAATAGAATTTTATATGTATATACAGGTGGAGTCTATTATGACATCCATCCTTTAGTTAATCCATCAGGTACAGCTATCACTAATGCATTTACTACTAGTAATAACTCAACAAGTGTAACTATTACAGCTTCTTCTCATGGATTTGTAGCTGGAGACATTTGTTTATTTGGTGACTCTTCAACTTTTAGTGCCATCACTGGTTCTAATTTTGGATCATCAGACTTTTGTGATAAAAAATTTATGGTAACTTCAGTAGTAGATTCAAGTAATTTTACTATTACAATGCCTAGTGTTGAAACAGGAAGCGGAGCTTCTGCTTCAGGAGGAATAACTTATTATAGATACTACCACGTTGGACCCGCTGAACAAGTAGGAGCTTATGGATGGGGTATATCTTTATTTGGTGGTAACGTTTTAGGTTCAGTAACTACTACTTTAAATGGAGCATTATTAAACGATACTGCTGGTACAGGTGGATCAGGAACTACTATTAATGTAGCAAGCACTACAGGTTTTCCATCTTCTGGAACAAATTATATTCAAGTGGGAAGTGAAGAAATTTCTTATACAGGTGTAACAGCTACAAGTTTTACAGGTATTACTAGAGCAGTAAGAAACTCTACACGAGCGGCTCACTCAAATGGCGCAACAGTTACTAACACATCTAGCTGGACTGGATGGGGTTCTGCTGCAGCTAACACAGATAAAGTAACTGACCCAGGTCTTTGGTCATTAGATAACTTAGGTTCAAAACTCATTGCTCTAATTCATAACAGTGCAGTATTTGAATGGGATGCAGATTTAGCTAATGCTACTGCAACACGAGCTACCGTTATCTCTGGAGCACCCACTGCATCTAGAGATATGTTAGTATCAACACCCGATCGTCACTTAGTTTTATTTGGAACTGAAACAACTATAGGAAACACAGCTACACAAGATGATATGTTTATAAGATTCTCCGACCAAGAAGATATAAATACATGGGAACCAACAGCAGAAAATACCGCTGGTACACAAAGACTGGCTGCCGGATCACGGATTATGGGAGCTAAACTTGGTAGAAATGCAATATACATTTGGACTGATACATCTTTATTTACCATGAGGTTTGTTGGTCAGCCTTTTACTTTTGCTTATGAACAAGTTGGAAACAACTGTGGATTAATAGGAATGAATGCAGCAGCTGAAGTTGATGGTGCGGCCTACTGGATGTCAGAAAATGGTTTCTTTAGATTTACTGGTAAACTAGAATCTATGGACTGTTTGGTTGAAGACTATGTTTATAATGATTTAAATACAACATCTAATCAATTAATATATTGTGGAATCAATAACTTATTTGGAGAAGTTATGTGGTTCTATCCAACCTCTACATCAAACGTTGTAGATAGATCAGTTGTTTATAGTTATTTAGATTCAACTCCTCAAAGACCTATTTGGTATACTAATGCAAGTACTATCTTGAGAAGAACTACATGGCAAGATTCATCTGTATTTGGTTTACCTCACGCATCAGAATATGATGCAGGTGTTGATACTTCATTTGATGTAACTGGAAATACGGATGGTATAAGTTATTATTTTGAACAAGAAACAGGAGTAAACTATATTAAAAATGCTACTACCTATGCAGTTCCAGCTAACATTACTTCAGGTGATTATGATATTACTCAAAAAATTGTTAGAGGGGCAGCTACTTCTCTTGCTGATTTAAGAGGAGATGGAGAAAACATTATGAGAGTAAGTAGAATTATTCCTGATTATATTACTCAACAAGGGACTACTATTATTCAATTAGATTTAAGAGACTATCCAAATGATACTGCAGCTAGTTCTTCTTTAGGGCCATTTAGTACAACATCTAGCACTAAAAAGATTGATACTAGAGCAAGAGCCAGAGCTATTGCTTTAACTCTATCTTGCACAGCTATAGATAGTAATTGGAAATTAGGCACTTTTAGGTTAGATATACAAGCTGGAGGAAGAAGATAATGCCGTTTAAATCAGAAGCACAAAGAAGATACCTATGGGCTAACGAGCCAGAGATTGCAAGAGACTGGACTGATACCTATGGAAGTAGAATTCAAAAAAATGACGGTGGTATTATGAGATTACCATTTAGACGTGGTGGTGACACTATGAGTGGACCACCAAGTAGAAGCTCATCAACAGGCCCGGCAGGTGGGGCATCGTCTGGAGGAAATTACGGCGGTAACAGACAATCTGGTTCAAATTTTGGAAGTGGTACTAATACACCTAGTAATACTAGGAATGAAGGTCCAGCAGGATCAGGGCCGGGCCCTCAGAATACAGTAGACCCAGGTTTTCAAAATGCATTAAATGCTGCTGCAAAAAGACAAGCTACAATTACAGCAAGTCAAAATCCTAATTATGGTCAATTTTTTAATACAAGAGTTCCTGTTCATACCACACCTACTTTAGGTCAAAGGATTGGTCAAGGTGTAGGAAACTTTGCATCAGGAGTTGGAGATTATATAAGTAGTGGTGGGATGTGGGGAGCACTTGCCAGAGGTTTAGGATCATTGTTTCCTTCCACACCATCAACAGGAAATGTTGGACCAGCTGGTATGACTGGTGTAGATCAAGATGGAAACCCAATTTATGGAACTGTCGCAGATGCAAAAAGAGCATTACTAAGAAATCAACCACTAGAAAACAGAGGTGACGGAGGTGATACACCTTGGTGGCAACAACTTGGTTATCCTAGTTATGAAGCATGGGCAGCATCACAAAATCAAGGTATTGCAGGAATAGAAGTAGATGATGATGATGCAATAACATTAGATGATATAGTTTTAAGATTTCAAGGTGCAGACAGAACTTTAGATCCACAAGCTGTAGGTTTAGAAAACACAGATCAATTACGTGAAATGATACAAGAACGAGTTAAAGAATTATATACATAATGGCAAAGATAGTACAATCATTAACTAGAGCAAGCAATGAATATGAAGCGGATGTAGCGCAATCTTTAATTAGAGATTTAGACGCCGTCTTAGAAAAATTAAACACTACATTTCAAGAAGAATTAAAACAGGAGATAGAAGCTAGAAGTTTCTTTTTAGATTAATGGCAGTAGTAAACCAATATAAATTTGTAGGAATAGATAATGATACTAGTAATGGAGAACTAAATCCTTTTGGTACAGGGAATCCTTTAGTTAGTGAAACGTATGTTATTAAATCTATTTTAGTAACGTCAGCTGGCACACCTAGTCCCATTGTTACAAATAACTCTATTACAACTATTAAATCAGCAGCTTTATCAGCTAATACTAGTAAAGAATTATTAACCCAACCGTTAATAGTAGAGGGTGGAAAAACCCTTACAATTAAAGCCGGCAGCGCAGACTCATTTGACATAGCTGTTAGCTATTTAAACATCAAGAAAGAGGTAACTACATAATGCAAGTATTAAAACCAAAAGAAATAATAACAACTATAACCAATAAGAAAACAGGAGAAGTTTATAAGAACGAAGAAGCGGTAAAAATGGCTAATATCCCTGAAGAAGAGATCAGAAGAGATGTTAAAGTCATCATGCCAACCCTTGATTTGTTCGCAAAAACCAAGTAATATAATAAACCCAAGTAAAATTAGGCAAAATTATGGCAATAACAGACATCGATATTTCAGAAACACTAGAGACCAACGCACCATCTATTAAATATAGAGGTAATGAGGGGCCTAAATCTCCACAAGAAGAACAAATGATCATGGAACAACAGCAGATGGCAGCTGTAGATCCTATGATGCAAAAGAAATTAAAACTAATAGAAGAATTAATGAGCCAAGGTTATGACTTTGGATCTGCTTCTAACCTAGCAGATAAAATTTTAGCTGGTCAAGACGAACAAGATATTGGAATGGCTTACGGTGGAATAGCGGGTCTTGATGGAAGAGTACGTTATGGTGCTGGAAGTTGGTTAAAGAAAAAAATTAGAAATATTATACCAAATGAAATAGCCGATATAGCAGTTAAAGCTGCACCGTTTATTGCACCATTTAATCCATTAGCTGCAGGATTAGCAGCAGGTATTGGTGGGTTTGATAAACACGGAAGTATAAGCAAAGGTTTAAAATCTGGATTAATGAATTATGGTATGGGTCAATTAGCTAGAGGTATTGGTGGAGCAGGAATGCAAGAGGGATTTAATCTTAAAATTAATCCAAACGCAACAGGACTAGGACAATATTTTAGTTCTCCAATAGCAGCTAAAACAGCAGTAGCCCAAGGAGTGTCTGGATCTGACAAAGCTTTATTTACATCTGACAAAGCAATGAGACCAGATTTAGGACTTATGGAAGTTCCTGGAAAAGGTGTAGAAAGTGTTGTTAATCTTTCACAAGGCCAAGGTATAGATAAAATATCTCCACTAAAACAATTAGGAAACAAAATTATGGAATACGTTCCAACATCTTTTGCTGATTTAAAAGACCCTAAAAAATTATTAGGTGGTATAGGTATTACTACAGCAGCAACAAAATTATTAGGTGGAGGAGAAGAAGAAATTGTATCAGAAATCATGGACCGTGGTGAAAATTTAGATTTAGATAGTATTAGACTAGAAGTAAGAGAAGCATTTAAAGATCCATCAGGTCAAAAACTAGCAGCACTTAGAAACAAGTATCCTTATCTTGGAACTCAAGCGTCTAAGAATATTGATGCTATGGCTCAAGGTGGAAGAGCCGGTTTTGCTGAAGGAGGAGGGATCATGGACCTTGGAGGTATGGAAAAAGACTATAGAAATACTGGTGGTTTTGTAGATTTAGGAGCTAAAGAAAAAGCTGATGACGTTCCAGCTAGATTGAGCGTTAATGAATTCGTAATGACAGCAGATGCTGTTAGAGGAGCAGGCGGTGGAGACATCGACAAAGGAGCAGAGATCATGGAAAATGTGATGGAAAATTTAGAAAATGGTGGTAGAATATCAGAGGAGTCTCAAGGATTAAAAGGAGCTCAAGAAATGTTCGAAGTTTCGGAAAGGCTAAGCGAGGTAGTATAATGGCAGTACAACAAACACAAATGTTACCACCACAATATGTGGAAGATCTACAAAAAGATTTAGGAACACAGTTAACAGCGTTAACTGCAGCGCCGTTAAAAACAGATTTATTTGCACCGAAAGTTGCTGGTTTAGATAAAGCTCAAACAGATGCCTACACAATGGCTACAACTGATAAACAAGGTATCGGAGCTTTCTCACCATACATTACACAAGCTGGAGCTTATTCAGGACCAACTGGCTATCAAGATTTTATGTCTCCGTATCAACAGGATGTAATCGATGCAACTTTATCTGAGTATGACACACAAGCTGCACAAGGATTGCAAGGTATCGCTGACATGGCTACAAGAACTGGAAACTTAGGTGGTGGTAGAGAAGGTGTGATGAGAGCACAGTACCAAAACAAATCAGATATGAACAGAGCTTTATTACAATCAGGATTATTACAACAAGGATTTACTCAAGCTAATCAATTAGCAAACCAAGCATTCCAACAACAACAAGGACTGGCTGGTTTAGTTCCACAATTATACCAAGGCGACATTAGAACTTTAGGGTCAGCGGGCGCGGCTCAACAAGCTCAGGAACAAGCGCAACTAGATGCTACAAGAGAAGCAGCGAGATTAGAAGCGTATGAACCATATGAAAGACTTGGTTATCAACAATCAGGCGTGGCTAGTATTGCATCTGGAGCACCAGGACAATATCAATCTATGGTAATGCCTAATCCTACGCCGTTGCAGAATGCGTTGGGAATAGCATCAGTTACTGGAGGAGTTCTTGGTAATCTTTATGGTAGTGGTGGCGCACCTTGGATGCCAGGGAATTAATAATGAGTTACGTTTATAGACGACCTATGTTTAGAAAAGGTGGTAGTGCCGGAGAAGGTATTACTTCTGGATTACAAAGTCGACCTGGCTTTGCAAATGGTAAATCTACTAGAGAAAGATTAATGGAAGCAGTAGGTTCAAGACCTTCAAGACAAAACTTTAATGATTTTTTAATTAACTTTGGTTTAGATATTGCATCAAGACCACCGATAGGTAAAGGATTTAGTGGAGCAATAAGTACGATAGCACAATCAATGCAAGACCCTTACAAACAATTTGCAGCTAACAGAACAGGTGAACAAGATCTAATGAG